AGACTGATGAAATTATCTACGCAAGTTAAAAATTTGCACTTGCAAAATCCAATCCGCCACCATACAAGAAAACCATGCAAATCGAACACCTGAAAACCGCCGACCTGATACCTTATGCCCGCAACGCAAAACTCCACAGCGAAAAGCAGATTGCCGCGATTGCCGGGTCAATCAAAGAGTTCGGCTTCTGCAATCCCATCCTGATTGACGCGGGCAACGGCATCATCGCCGGGCATGGCCGCGTCCAGGCCGCACAGGTCTTGAAGCTGGAGACCGTTCCGTGCATCCGCCTTGCTCACCTGTCAGACACGCAGCGGCGGGCATACATTCTCGCTGACAACAAACTGGCAGAGATCGGCGGAGGGTGGGATAGTGAATTGCTCGCCTTGGAAATCCGCGACCTAGCCGACGGGATTGATTTGACGCTTGCCGGGTTTGACGTGGGGGAGATGGGCGACATTTTGCTTAAGCCGAACTTTGAACCCGGCACGGAAGACGATCAAGGGAAGCTGGACGAACTTTCACCCGTCAACGTCAAATGCCCACACTGCCAGAAGGAGTTCAACGCCCGTGAGCAAATGTGATTTGCGGATAGACTGGGCAACGCGTGAGGCGGCGAAGTATGCCTGTGAGCATTGGCATTACAGCGGGTGTATGCCCGCAGGGAAGCTTGTAAAAGTAGGTGCATGGGAGGCAGGGAAGTATATAGGCGTTGTCTTGTTTGGCCGGGGTGCAAATAACAACATAGGAAGCCCATACAAATTGAATCAGGTTGAATGTTGTGAGCTTGTCAGGATTGCACTCTCAAAACATGAAGCGCCAGTTTCAAGAATTGCAGCACTTGCGATGAAGTTTTTAAGGTCAAAGGATTCAGGCTTGCGGCTTATTGTTTCATACGCTGACCCGTTGCAAGGACACCACGGCGGAATATATCAGGCGGGGAACTGGATATATGCAGGAAAAACAAAAGGCGGAACGGCACAAATTAAAATGCCGGATGGATCATTTATGCACAAAAGGACGGCAATGAGCAAATACGGAACTTGCAAAGCCTCTGATTTAAACGGAACGTGGGACGGAGGAAGGGAAAAACACAAATACCTCATGCCACTTGACAAAGAAATGAAAACCCGCATACTACCACTTTCCAAGCCATACCCAAAACGCGCATCAAGTGAAACCATTGACACGGCTGGCAACCTGCCAGACAAGGGCGGTGAAACTCCGACCGATGCGCTCCACTCTGCGGAGGGGGCAAGCCATGAATCTTGAAGGAAAGTCTTTGCTGGTATTTGGTAGTCGCACGCTTGATGACGAACGAATTGAGGCCGAAGTCGGCAAGTTCATCGACGGGACCGACTACCGAATCATCGTGACCGCTCTTGACCCTGTGGGCGTGTGTGAGCGCGTGAAGCACTTTGCAAAGGCGTCACGCTTAGGGATCACGCTGATTCAAGTTGGATTAAACCAAGCGCGCGCAAGAGGAATGCACGAAGCGAGAAGCATTGCCGCGTTGAAGATGGCGGACCACATGCTTGCCATTTGGGACGGCAAAAGCAAGGGCACCGACGGAGAAATACGGATGGCCAGGAAGATGGGTGTTCCAACAACGATTATCCGGCTTGAACCGAAACCGGGTCAGGACGGCGTTTTGAACCTCGACATGCCTGACGTGTCGGCGCTGTTGGATACATGGACGTTCAACCTGTTAGACAAGGATGCAGAATGACCAAGACACCAGACAATTACATCGCCCCGGAAGTGTTCGACCAGTTGGAAAGGTTGAACCTCAAAAACATTGCGGAAAAGCTGAAGGCCGGAAAGGTGCTGACGGCGCACGAAGACCGCACCCTAAAGGCCGCACAGGAAAGCAGCAAGAGCCAGGGGCAAGACGAACGCCTGACATCTGACCAATTGCGGGCAATCGTTCTTGCGTATGAAGGTGAGACGATCACGCGGCAAGGAATCGAATACTTTTGCAACCGCTTCAACGTAAGGCGGGCGGAGGACAAGACCTATTCCAAACTGGAATTTCTCAAGGCACGGCGGGACAACAAAGCAATCAGCAACGACCCGAGCAACCCAAAGACGGCAAAGATTTTGAAGGAGTGCAAAATCCTTGACTTGCGGATAGGGCAAATTGAGGGCGAACTGTACCCGAAAGAAGAGGTCGTCAAAGCCAGCACTCAACTCGTTGCGGACTTTCGATCCTCGCTGAAATCATGGCTTGACCATACCTCCGCTAAGTACCCAGATAACGCGGCACTCTGGCAGGAAGCCCACGACCTTGCAATCAAAGCGGTGCAAGATGGCCTGTCAATCTGACATCCGCAAAATCATAGAAGACGGACTGAGAATCCACCCGCTCGAATGGGCGAGCAAGAATGTCGATTATGCAAAGGCGGCAAACTATGACACGCCTTTCAAAGGCAAGTTTGACCCTGACCTGTTGCCATTCTGGAAGGAACCGCTTGAGGCAATGCAAGACCCATTCACGCGGGAAGTCGTTGCGCTAAAATGCAGCCGCGCCGGGTTCTCTGAAAACCTTGTCTTGACTGATTTGCGATTCACGATTGCACGGAATCCGCAGCCGACGATGTACGTTTCTGGAAGCATGGACATTACCCTCGGCTTTTTAGATCGAAGGGTGAAGCGGGGTATGAGACTTGCAAAAGAAACGGCGAAGGCTTACCGACTTTCCAAAGAGGTGAAGACCGACATTCAGTTTCCCGGCATGGATTTTAGGGCGACATGGGCAAGCTCTGACACCGCGATGAAATCTGACGGTTGGGCAAGAGTGTACTGTGACGAAGCGGACCTACATAAAGAGTTCGGCGTTGACATGATCCGCCGCCGCGTTGCGGCATATCCATTCCACCACATTCTTTTCGGCGGCTCCATAGACCCCACCCGGCGCGGCGACCCCGGGGACTCACCCGTCTGGAAGCTGTATCAAGAATCGACAAAAGCGATCTGGGAAATGCCAGACGGCGACGGATGGTTCACCTTTGAATTTGACGGCCTGAAATGGGATCACGCGGCAAAGACAGGCAACGAGTGGGATCTGGAACAGGCCGCACGATCCGCCTATTACGAGACTCCCACCGGACGCCGCATCGATGAAACCGAACGCATGGACCTTGTGCGCCGGGGCCGTTGGCGTCACACCGCGCCGAACGGAATCCGCAAGGGCTACAAAGTGACCGCGCTTATGTGTCCGTTTGCGGACTGCACTTTCGGCGAAGTTGTCAAGCGTTTCCTCTCCGCCAAGGGCCGAGCATTTGAATCCAACGCGGGCCACGTCATTCAACCATTGCGTGTCTACTTTGCAGAGTATTGGAGTGAACCGCACTGGAGCCGCACTGAAATGACATCCGAGGAGGCGCTGATTGACCGAGTGCGGGATTACCAATACGGGCAGCTTCCAGGCGACGTGTTGCCGGAATACAAAGACGTGCCGAGTTCAACCCTTGCGACCCTTGACGTTCAAAAGGATCACTTCTGGCTTTGCATCCGGCAATGGTTCTCGACCAACGGCGGCGACAGCGGGCTTGTGACTTACCAACGCTGCGAAGATTGGAAATCCGTTTTTGAAATGGCGAACCGTTACAAGGCGGAAAAGATTTACGTCGATGCAGCCTACGCCACCCGTGCGCAAGAGGTCTACGAAGTCGCAAGCAAGACGGCGGGAATCGTGCCCGTTATTGGCAACGACAGGCTTTCCGCAACCTACAAGCGGGAAGTGATTGACCCGATGGAGGGCCGTCCAACACAGGGGCAGACGGCAAAGATCGTACGCTACACCATCAACCCCGACTTGTTCCGAACCATCGTGACCGCATCCGTAAATGGTGAGACAGTCCAGAAGTGGTTCATCCCTCGAGGCACCCCAGCGGAGTATTCAAAGCAGGTTACCGCCATGAAAAAGGTTGCTGGCAAATGGACCAAAAGCCAGAAAGCCGAACACGCTGCGGACTGCGAACACTTGCAGATTTTCGCCGCCCATCGCCACAAGATTTACGAGCACTATCAAATCGAACCCGACGCATCCGCAACCCCGCAAACAGGAGCCTGAAATGTACGCCGTCAAACAATCCGAAAACGACGAGCCAGTCATGCACATGATACCCGGCAAAACCTACATCATGGACGCTTGCAATGCGGGCATTCAACTACTCCGCAACCGCCCCGCCAATGCCTACCAGGTTGACCCGAAAGACATCGCCCAAGGCAGCGACGGCATCC